GTTTAATCCTGTTAAAGGTCGGAAAGAATTATTAAGTAGTTTTCGTGTAATTCATAATGATGATTTATATGATCAATTACTTATTGATAAGATGGTCAAATTTTTTCGTCGACCGACCTCTGATATTTTTCATTTACATTTTAGAGGTAGTACCATATTTGGCGATGAAGTGTTTCCTTTTCCTGTTGGCTGTAATGCTGCTCGTTTTTTGAATTTTACTTATTTGTGTGATAGAAGTGTGAGACGACGATTGTTTAAAAAGAATATTACTTATGAAGATTTTTTGCTCATTAAACCTTTATTTGATCCTCATTTTTTAGTTGATGAGGATAGAAATATTATTAATAGGCGCCTATCTTTGTTTGGCTTTTCCTGGCCTTATTATGTTAGTTATTGGGAATATATTTGTTTAAATATATATATTATTGTCATGATTTTTTCTTATAAGTTTAATGCGAGTGATATTATTTTTCTTGTTTTTAATGTGTTGTTGTGTTATTTTCCCGTACGATTATTAAATGCATTATTAATTCATTTTGTTTACAATGGTAATATCTTATTAGCTGCGCGTGGAATTGGTGTTCCTATTATAGAAGAAATTATTAAGAGTCATACTGGTTGTATTTCTTTTGGAATTGTTGAGTATGTTGGGAGGAGTGAGCGTGATGCTATTGTTGCTTTATTACCTTTATGTTTGCACTTAGTTACTTCTGGTCATAGTTTTTGGTTTCGTGTTGTTCAACATTTTATTTATAACGCTTTCATAGCTCCTTATATTGGTAAATTATTATTTTTGTATAATATTCCTCAGTATGGTGTTGAGGATGTGTTTGTTTATGTGACCTTGAATATATATAATGTTTTTTATGTTCCTAATTACATTCAAACAGGCGGTGTTCGTTCTTTTAGTTATTATTTGATTGATGGAGTTATCGTGTTAATATGTTATTGTTTGTATTTCTATTCATGTATTATGTCTTTTATTGAATCTTTGTTAATTTATTTGAATATTAGAGAGATTGAACCAATCAATTTGTCAATATATGAACCTCTGTGGCATGAGTATAATGTTAGATTACCTGGAATGAGTGTTGATCCTAAAACTTTGAAAGTTATTGAAGAATGTTGTTTTTGGATAGATATAATCCGTAAAAGTAGTGTGCGTGATTATGTAGGTGTATCTTTATCTTTAGGTATGAGATGTCAAGTTTTGGTTGATCGTTTTCAAGTTCAGAGACATGATTTAGTTAAATCTTTAGTTAATGATCTTGGAACTTTGGAAATGGAGAGTGAGAATGCTGAGAGTGATGAAGTAATGTTAAATAAAGATTCAGCTAGTTTTCTTTATAGTTGGGTTCCTGATAAGATTCGTGCTTCTTCTACTTTTAAGAAAGGTATTGCTGTTTTGATTATGCTTTTTTCTTCAACTTATTTTTCGAGCTCCGGTATTATTTATGATTTGCGTAAGTTTTTTTGAAGATAGTGATTTTATGGTTAAGGGTGATATTTTTACAACAGTTTTTATGGCATTTAAGTCGGTAGTTAAAGGTATATCTAGAGTTGTTGAAACTGGTGATTTTAATGCTTTTTGGGAGATGCCTAAAGATGTTGAGTTTGTTACTAGAGCTTCTAGATTGTTGTATGCTTATGAATTCTTGTTGAGTCCTGATGAAATAATATCAAATTTAGCTGAAGCAAATGATTTAATTCTGGGTAGAGCCCACTTAGTTAATTCTCCTGAAATTGTTCGTTTGATTGATAAGTTACACCATTATATGTTATCAAAGAAAGCTTTTTTGGAGGCTAATAAATCACGTGATCAACCCATAGTTTGGTTCTTAATTGGACCTCCTGGTGGTGGTAAAACCACTTGGATTGATCAAATGTCAAATGCCTTAGCTGTTAGAGCAAATTTTCAAAGAGTTGATGGTGATACTATTAAATATGACATTTTTGATAAGTTTCCTGTTGCTACTGGAGCTCATAAGAATGCTGTATTTTTAGTAATGAATGATATTACTGATAATTATATGGAATTTGATAAGATTGATAAAATGCCTTTTGAAATTATTATGCAAAAGATTGTTGATACTTTTCCTTGTTCTATTCGATCTCCTAAAGTTGATGATAAGGGTGTTGTATTCAATGGTTTGAAATATATATTTGTTACTGCTAATCATCGTGATTATGTGTTTCCGTCATCAGCTGAGAAATTGCAGCGTAGGCTTGATTATGGCATTCTAACAGAAGTTCAAGTGGTGAGAAAAGG